ATGACTTCAAAACTTCCTGCACTTGACCTTAATCTAGTTGTTCCACCTGTATTAGTGCTATCAAAAAACCGCAACTCATTGTAAGAATTAGCTGTAGTGCCAATAGTGACAGACTGGTCGTTTAATGCAACATCACCATCAACAGTCAACCCATCTACTGTAGCTGTTCCTGTTACGTCTATGCCTGTGGCTTTTACACGAAGACGCTCAGTTAAGCTGCCAGTTGATTCGCTCGTTTTAAAAACCATTTCCCCACTCACAGGAGAAGCAGCAGGTTGTACTGTAGATATCGTTGACTTTACAGAGTTACCACCACCACTGTCATCGCCTGAGAAAAATTCAATTAAACCTAAATTGTCTCCAGCAGAAATTGTACCAGAGTTGTTTGATAGTTTAATAACAGGAGCAGTAGTCGCACTATTTAGAGTCACATTAGATGTTACGTCTATGCCTGTTGAGGTTGTGGCTAGTTTTGCTAAGTTGTCGTAGTAAAGCGTTACTGCTCCATCATCTACAAAAGACGCAAGAGTTTCTCCTGAACCTTGAATATAAACACCTGCACCATTGTTAGAACCAATGTATAAGTTGCCAGTTCCATTTTCATCAATATAACTGTGTGACCCTGTGTGATAGAGCTTTAAATCATCCCCAGCACCGAAAGTCGCTTGGTCACTATCGCCTAACGCTATTCCGCCATTGGCTGTGATTTCGCCTGTAACTGTAAGAGCTGATAAAGTACCAAGACTTGTTATGTTTGTTTGAGCTGCTGTAGCTAATGTACCTGTGATAGATGTACTTGCTGTAAGCGTTGTGAATGATCCTGCTGCTGGAGTTGTCCCACCAATGACAGAGCTATCTATTACAGCTCCGTCCAAGTTCAATGCTATTGAAGTACCATTAGAGGCAAAGATTGCATCAAGAGCATCAAGGTCAGCGTTTATCTTTGTACCCCAGGTATCTGTGGACGCTCCTACTTCTGGTTTGGTTAAGTTTAAATTCGTTGTAAATGTATCTGCCATAATTTATTCCTGTCTATGCTGCTTCTGTCCAGGTATCGTTGTTGTTGGATACTTCTGTCCAGTTTGTTGTTGTTACTGTCTGATCAGAGTAGGTAGTTGTAGTAACATTTATGTCTGTCCAATTCGTAGTTGATACAGACTCATCTGTGTAATTTGTAGTTGTCACAGATTGGTCTTTCCATTTTAAGCCACCTTCTGCTATAAATCCACTTGTTTGTGCAATAGTGGCTTGACCGAAATACTTGATTCCGCCAAGAGCCGTCATGGCACTTTCTTGTGAAATAGTAACACTTCCGCTTAACACCATCTCTGGTGTTGCCGTCATGTTTGTTGTTTGGTCTATAGATGCTTGACCTAAAGCAATGCGAACACCAGTTGCGTTGAATCCTGATGTTTGGTCTATTGATGCAACGCCGTCAAGAATAATAAGACCTGTTGCAGCAAAACCAGATGTTTGGTCAATGGATGCTGCGCCAAGTTTTACAACTTCTCCTGTTGCTGCAAATGCAGAAGTTTGTGCAATAGTTGCCTGACCTCTGTCTATCTGTCTTGCTGTTGCTACAAAATTAGATACCTGGTCTATAGATGCAGCGCCTAATTTGACAACTTCGCCCACAGCATCAAAACCACTAGTTTGGTTGATGGAGGCAGAGCCAATTTTTATTAATGTAGGCTCTGAAGTAAAACCAGAAGTTTGATCTATAGAGGCTGCTGCTGTAAGAATGAGTCCAGCAGAAGCGTTAAATGCGGATGTTTGAGCTATGGTTGCGGATGCAAACTCGTATTCGGGAGTACCGTAATCAGCTATCCCGTAATTAAGTTGACCATAGCCAATCGTGGCCATGTTATTAAGCTAAAGTAATGTCTAAATCACCAGCGTCAAATCTAAATACATCCCCACTTGAAACTGTTTTAGATGCAGTTAGAGCCGCCCAACCTAATAGATTACCACTAGATGCAGCGTCAAAAACTCCGCAATGAGTAACCGTTCCCCATGCACCAGTTGCAGTTGCGAACTCAACCGCAGCTCCATTGGTTGCTTGTGTTGGTGAAGTTCCACTTACTGTCATGTTAGGCATACTTTTACGAGCATAAGATCCACCAGAACATTCTGTTCCGCCACCTGTATCAGATGGTGCTGCTGTAAATAAACCAACATGTAAAGTTGATGGCGCTGTATAAGCAGTACCGCCAAACACATGTAGTAAGACTTTATTCTCTAAATAATCTGTAAATCCTGCCATTCTATTCTCCTTTAATTACCATAATAGTAATTTTTCTTATTAGGTCTGCCGTATGTTCTGCGTCTTTGCATTAATGAACCTTTACCAAACGCTGATTTTTCTTGTTCCATTCTCATTTCTTCTAATGCTTTTTCAAACTGTGCGGTGAACATTGGTATTCTTTCGTCTTCCATTAAATAAATAGAAGCGTGTTTCAACGCGCCATATAAATAAACATCAGGGTGTGATACTGATACAAAGTTAGTTGTATTTGCATCACTTAGTCCATTTATTTTAGCATAGTAAGTAAGTTGTAGGGTATAAGAAGTGTCAGGAGTTGGTGCTAGTTCAATGGAATCATCTACCATTGCAAAATAAACTGGTTGTCCTACTGAGTTATTGTTTGCTTTTCTGTAAACGTCTAATGACTCTATTGATTGTTGAAACAAAGGACTGAAATTGTTTGATGTAATTTCAATATTAATTGCTTCCATCCAATCTGTTGGAACTGTTAAATACTGGCTATCTGCTGTTGCAGTAGCTCTTTTAATCATGTCTTTGGTTCTTAACCTTCTGTTAAGTTCGGCTTCAACATTATCAATAAAAGTATCCATATCAGAAGTTAAGTCTGATCTATTTAGATAGTTTGCTATTGCCGTTTTGAGTTCTGCGTATGTCATACTTTGCCCTGCCAAGTTCTAAATACTTTGTTATCTGGATCGTTAAGCCATTTCTTCCATTTAGCTTTATCTTCTGACCAACCTTCTCTCAATGATTTTTGCCAAATTACCATAGGTACTTCAGCTATATGTCGTAAGTCTTTTCCAGGCTTAAGAGTATTGTCTCTTAGTTTTTTAACGTGGTCAATGACAGGAGCGACATCTTGTGTCGTGTGATAAACGATCTTGTCATCTTCAGTAATAAATTCTGATTTGTAACCAGTTTTATGATCTGTGACTGTTCGTTTAATTGACATATAAATAAGGGGTGGGAGAGCCGAAGCTCTCCCTGAATTCTAACTAAGCTATTAAGAGCTTAAATCAGCTACGATTCCGTGAGCAGCTTGGTTGCTCATTTCTAAACCGTATTCAACTACGATCATTTTAGTCATAGCGTCACCTACAGTAGCGATGTCAACTGTTTTAAAGTCTCTTAGGTAAGAAACTTTAGCGAAGTCTGGATCAACTAATAGTAAGGATCTTTCTCTACTAAAGTTAGATGGAACGATTTTAAGCTCACCAAAGTCTGATGCGTAAATAGAAACAGAAGCCTCTACTGTGTTTGCACCAATCATTTGTCTAGCTGAAGATCTACCAGTAAAACCTGATATTACTTGCTTGTTAGCTGGGCCACAGATAGCCATTGAAGGCTCTCCACCATTCTCAAAACAAGACTGTAATACAGTTTTTAATAGAGGTTCAGTTAATGCTCTCATGTTACCAGCAGCAGCGTCAGTAGGCGCAGCTCCAGCTCCAGCTCCAGCACCACCAGTTCCTCTTGATACATTAGATGTAATCCAAGATTCAAAACCACCAGTTACTCTAGCTACTCCAGCAGCACCAGTTGTTTTAGCACCTTTTTGACATAGAGCAGACTCCATATCTCTTTTTAGTGCTTTAGCCATAATAGCTAATTGGTGTGCCATTTCTGATTTCTTACCAGCAGGGTCAGATGCTTGTTGAGAACCAGTTACAGTTGCGTCTCTTGATGAGATCATTGCAACATTACTAACTCTTGATGTAGCTGTAGAAGCTGAAGTAGCTCCGTCTAATCTAAAGCCTTCAAGTTCACCAGTCATATCAACTGTTGGTAGAACCTCTGTTTGCCAATCAAAAACTACGTTCTTAATTGAATTTTTGCCAATTGCAGACATAAATGGAGTTGTCTGAGGAGAGATGTTGTAAATAACATTACTTAATTGCTCTCTATCAGAAGTCGCCGTATATGTATCAAATGCGTTTGTTACTTTTGCCATGATATTTTATTTCCTTGTTAAAAAGTTTATATTAATTGTTCAAATAATTTAGCTGCATCCTGGACTTTTCCAGTTTTAGCTAATTTTTGACGCGCTCTTTTCACAGGAGTTGTTGTCTTTGGAACATTTGAAGTGCCAGGTCTTGCAGTACGAGCAACTGCTTTTTTCTCAGTTGGTTTTACTTTAGTAGCTTGTTGTGTCTTGTGCTGTAACCAAGCATTTCTCAAACCAAGTAAAACTCGGTAATCGTAAACTTGATCCATCTCTTGAGGAGTATAACCCAAGACATTCATACCATATTCTTTGATAGATAACTTTTCTTTGTTAGCTATTTCAGAATCTTGCCATTCTGGAATTTGGTCAAGCAACTGCTGATTACCATACTCAACAAATTTTTGAATCTGTTGTTGCTGTTTAACTGCTGACTCTTGTTGGAGTCTTTGTGTTTCAGCTTGTACGGCTTGCAACTTTTGCTTTTTCTCATTCCATACGTCTTTTTCACGGACATAAGCAATAGGATCTGCTTCATAAAGTGCATTCCAATCTGGCTCGTTTTCTAACTCGCCCTTCAAAGTTGATTCCATTCTTGGTAACAACTGTGAATAAATTGCATCTTTTTGAGAAACCTCTTGTTGTTGAGCTTCAATAGCTTTTCGCTGTTGAGCTAACTCCTGAGTTTTTCTCGTATAATCTCTTTGGCGACTGTATCCG